CAATCAGACTGGAAGGACGAGGCCGTTTTGATAATTTTAAGTTTGCCCGTGTTGGTGCTGGCCTGGGCGGTCATTTCGGATGACCCGACTGCGATGGACAAAGTAAAATTGTTCTTCGACATGTTCTCACAGCTCCCGTCATGGTTCACCAATTTGTGGATCCTTGTCGTGGCGTCAATATATGGTATAAAGGGTACACAAATTTTCCGTAACGGAAAAAAATAACAAGGAGAAAAAATGGCAAACAGATACTTTAACAAACAAGTTGCTAACTCTAGATCAGCTGCCAAAGCAGGCGGAAGAATGATGAAAAGAGGTGGCGGAATGTCAACTGCTAGAAAAGATATGGCTTCAGGATACTACAAAGACGATATGGGTATGAAGGGTGGAGCTATGTATAAAAAAGGTGGCAAAGTTGGCAAAAAGAAACAAGGTTACAAAGCTAGAAAAGATGAGTCTATCGCTATGAGAATTAAAAAGAAAAGAACTAAGAAGCAATTAAAAGCTTCAAGAGATGATTCTTATGGAAGATTCGGAAGCAAAGCTAAAAAATCTGGTAAAATAAATAAATAAGGAGACTTATGCCGAAACCATTACCTAAAGGAAAAAAAGGAAAAGGAATAAGAAAACTTAAAAAAGTAGCACCACAAGTTGCAAAACGAATGGGTTACAAAAAAGGAAGAAGGGCTTGTTAGATGGCAAAACTTTGTCCAAGAGGTAAGGCCGCAGCGAAGCGAAAATTTAAAGTGTATCCGTCGGCCTATGCCAATATGTATGCATCAGCTGTTTGCTCAGGTAAAGTTACACCTGGTGGCAAAAAGAAAAAGCGTAAGAAGATGAACATGGGTGGTATTGTTGACGAAGATATGACTTCTATTGTTGAACTGTAATGGCTGAAAAAGGATTACGATCATGGGTAAAAGAGAACTGGGTCGATATTGCAAACAGGCGGCCGGATGGTTCATACCCGAAGTGTGGACGAAGTGGTGGAGAAAAAAGAAAAAAATATCCAAAATGCGTGCCCATTGCAAAAGCAAGAGCGATGAGCAAAGGGCAACGTGCGGGTGCCGTAAGAAGAAAACAAGCGAAAGCAAATACAGGCCCTACACCTAGTAGAGCTGCAACTTTTGCAAAAAGAAAAAATGCTTACATGGGTGGTCTAATATGAAAATGCCAAATACAAAATATACAGGTAGTTTTATAAAAGGCGGTCCTGGAGAAAATCAAAGTTATAAAAAATATTACGGAAGCATGCTTCAAGGTTTTAAAAGAGGCGGCGATGTAATGCCAGCAAGAAATAAGAAAAACTTTAGACCTACAAAGTCTGGAGCAGGTATGACACGAGCCGGTGTCGCTGCCTATAGAAGAGCAAATCCCGGTTCAAAATTAAAAACAGCAGTAACTGGAAAAGTTAAAAAAGGTTCTGCTGCAGCAAAAAGAAGAAAGTCATACTGTGCACGAAGTGCAGGTCAAATGAAAAAATTTCCTAAAGCTGCGGCTAATCCTAATTCCAGATTAAGACAGGCACGTAGACGATGGAAATGTTAGAAGCATTAAAAAAAAGATATCAAGCTCAAATAGCTGAGGCTGAAGCAACACTACATGTTTATTTATTTAAATCTGTTGGAATAGGAGAGCATCCTCAACACATAGAAGAGATAGATAAATTATTAGCAAAGATTGCAGAAGCAAAAGATAAACTAGAAGTAATTAATGAATGGGGTAAACTACAATAATGGCTGATCCTAAAAAAGGCACAGGTAAAAAACCTAAAGGATCAGGTAGAAGATTATATACCGATGAGAATCCTAAAGACACTGTTGGAATTAAGTTTGCGACTCCTACTGATGCTCGTAAGACTGTTGCAAAAGTTAAAAAGATATCTAAACCGTTTGCAAGAAAAATACAAATCTTGACTGTTGGTGAACAGCGCGCCAAAGTTATGGGTAAATCAAAAGTCGCTGCTATATTTAAAAAAGGGAAAGAATCAATAAGGAGAAGTAGAAATGGATGAACTTACATTAATAACAAAAGTACAAAAAATGTTAAAAGAACGTTACCAACAAGTGGGTGACACTATGGTAAGTGGTGGTGTTGACAATATGGAAAAATACAAGTACATGTTAGGACAGGCCCACGCCTACCAATTTATTTCAGGGGAAATATCCAACCTGCTAAACAAAGGAGCTAAAGATGGTACAGACGGAAAAGTCGTCAATATTGGAAAAGACAGAAATCCCAAAGCATAAAAATGCATTGGCAGAAAAATACGAAAAAGAAAATAAAGCTGAACAGAAAAAAGAAGTTGACGCTTACGAGCGTTTAAAAACTAAAGAATCAAATAAATTACCACAACCTACTGGCTGGAGAATGGTCGTGTTACCATTTAAGATGGCAGAAAAAACTAAAGGTGGGTTGTATTTAGGAGCTGATACTATTGAGAGACAGCAAGTAGCATCAACATGTGGATTAGTTTTAGCGATGGGTCCACATTGTTATGACAAAGAAAAATTTCCAGAAGGCCCTTGGTGCAAAAAGGGTGACTGGGTGATCTTTGCACGTTATGCAGGATCACGAATACAAATTGACGGGGGCGAAGTAAGATTGCTAAATGACGATGAAGTATTAGCTACAATCGATAACCCCGAAGATATACTTCATCATTTTTAACCATAGGAGGATACTATGCAAGACACAGACAAAGTAGTTGACATTGATACATCCGGTCCAGGTGCAGAAGTTGAACTTGATCCACCAAAAGAAACTTTGGTACAAGAACAACCTGAAGATAAAACACCAGCGGAGGATAAATCACATGAAAATGAACGTGAAACAAAACTTGAAGACGGTGGTAGCGCCGATGACGCATCTGCGAAATCTGATGAGCCAACTGATGTTCAAGATGATAAAAAAGAAAAGACAGAGCAAAAGAAAGAATTAGAAGAATACTCAGAAGGAGTAAAAAGAAGAATAGCTAAATTAACTAAAAAAATGCGTGAAGCAGAAAGACGTGAAGAAGCTGCTACCATGTATGCAAAAAGTGTTTTAGCTGAAAAAGAACAACTTAGTTCTAGACTTACAAAATTAGATACAGGATTTGTATCTGAAAAAGAAAATAGAATTAAGGCTGGTATGGAAGCGGCTGTTGCAAAACTTGCAAAAGCTAGAGAAGAAAGTGATCTAAAAGCAGAAGTTGCTGCAAGTGCAGAAATTTCAAGATTAGGTTATGAAGAAGCAAGACTTGCTGATTTAAAAGCAAGACAAGCTGAAAAGAAAACTGAAACACCAGTAAATCAACCTCAAGAACAAGTGGAACCACAAAGACAAGTAGATCCTAGAGCTAGAGAATGGGCTCAAAAAAATACTTGGTTCAACAAAGATCCAATTATGACCGAGGGAGCAAAAGTAATACATAGACAATTGACTGAAATTGAAGGATATGATCCTAATACTGAACCTGAAGAATATTATTCAGAAGTAGATAGAAGAATAAGACTTGAATTTCCGCACAAGTTTGATACAGTAGCTGCCAAGGAAACGACTAAACCTACTCAAACTGTTGCTTCGGCAACGCGAGCTAGTAAATCATCAAGTCGCAAAATTGTGAAACTCACGCCTTCACAGGTAGCAATTGCTAAAAAATTGGGTGTGCCACTTAAAGACTATGCGGAACAATTGAAAATCACGGAAGGAGTATAAGCATGGAAAATCAAGATAAAAAAACTTCACGTGCGAGTCAGACTAGAGAAAAAGAATCTCGACCAAAAGTCTGGTCTCCACCATCTTTATTAGATGCACCCCCTGCACCGGCAGGATTTGTACACAGATGGCTTAGAGCTGAATCAATGGGATTCGACGACTCTGCTAACGTACAAGGTAGATTAAGATCTGGCTTTGAACTAGTTAGAGCTGACGAATACAACGAAGCAGACTATGCAGTTGTACAAGACGGTAAATACAAGGGAGTGATCGGTCAAGGTGGCCTAGTGCTCGCTAGAGTACCTGAAGAGATCGCAAAGCAATACGCAGCTTATTATCAACAACAAGCTCGCGAACAAAACGAAGCTTTCGACAACGATCTCATGAGGGAAGAGCATCCAAGTATGCCTATCAGTGTTGATAGAAATACTCGTGTAACTTTTGGTGGTACGAAGAAATAGTTTTTTAACAATTTCTAGTTACATCAATTAAATTAAACAATGGAGATAAACTATGGCAAACCAAGATAGTCCTTTCGGTCTAAGAGCGATAGGAAAAATCGGTCAGAATAGAGATAACCAAGGTTTAGCAGAATTTAGTATTGCAGCATCTGCAACAGCTATATTCGGTCAAGATCCAGTAAAAGCATTAAATACTGGAACGATCGGCGTAGCAGGAGCAGGCGATGTTTTACTAGGAGCTCTAAATGGAGTTTTCTTTACTGATGCGAATACAAGTAAACCAACGTTTGCGAACCATCTGTTAGCATCTAACACTGCTACAGATATCGTAGGCTTTGTATCTTCAGATCCATATGAAAGATTTGAGATACAATCAGACAACACAACAGCTTCTGCACAAACTGATGTTTTCATGAACTATGACATCACTTATGCAGCAGGAAGTACACACGACTTCTTATCAGGTGTAGAACTAGATGACTCGACTACGTCGGCAACTAGTGGACAGCTAAAAGTAGTTGGAGTTTCAAAAGACATTAAAAACAATGACTTAACTGCATCGCATGTTAACTTTGTTGTAATGATCAATGAACACTTCTTGAACTCAACGGCTGGCGTATAATAGTTAGAATAGGAGATAAAACATGGCTATATCACGAGGACAACTAGTTAAAGAACTAGAACCAGGCCTGAATGCACTATTCGGACTGGAATATAAAAGATACGAAAACCAACATGCTGAGATCTACGCGACAGAAACTTCAGACAGAGCTTTCGAAGAGGAAGTAATGTTATCTGGATTCGCTAATGCTCAAGTAAAACCTGAAGGTTCAGGTGTAGTTTTTGACAATGCTCAAGAAACTTACACTGCAAGATACACTATGGAAACTGTGGCTCTTGCCTTCGCGATTACTGAGGAAGCGGTAGAAGATAACCTGTATGACAGACTGTCAAGCAGATACACAAAAGCGTTAGCTAGATCAATGGCTAACACTAAGCAAGTTAAAGCAGTTAATCCATTAATCAATGGATTCGGCGGTGGATTCACTTCTGGTGACGGAAGCAATTTATTTGCTACTAACCACCCGACAATTGCTGGTACTGTATCAAACACACTTGCAACAGCAGCAGACCTTAACGAAACATCATTAGAGCAGTCTTTAATTGACATTGCTGCTTTCACTGATGAAAGAGGTCTTAAAGTTGCAGCTAAAGGAACTAAGTTAATTATTCCTTCTGCTCTGCAATTTACAGCTGAAAGACTAATGAAGTCTGAAGGCAGAACTGCTACAGCTGATAATGATATCAATGCTATCAGATCAATGGGAATGGTTCCTCAAGGTTACAGAGTGAACAATTTCTTAACTGATCCAAATGCATTCTTCATCATTACGGATGTTCCAAATGGAATGAAACATTTCATTAGAACTCCGATCAAAACAGCGATGGAAGGTGACTTCGATACTGGTAACTTAAGATTCAAAGCTAGAGAAAGATACCAATTTGGTGTTTCTGACTTTAGAGGAATTTTCGGTTCACCTGGAGTAAGTTAATAAATAATTTTGAGGCGGAACATAGTTCCGCCTCAATCTAAAAATAAGAAAGAAAAACATGAAAAAACTTCTCATTAATATCTGGGCCTATGATTATCATGGCAAATTTACTATATTAGCTGAAGATAATGCTGAAAGTGTAGAAAAAGCCATACTTGACAAACTAGGAGAAAACGATATAAAATGGGAAAAGACGGGAATGTTCGGCCCGTTAAATAGAATAACCTATGAGGAGGTTGTTGATGATACAAGACCTTTACAAACAAAAAAGGTCCTTGGAGTTGAAGTGGGAACAGGAGCATCTGTCTAATGGTAGATATACTCTTGACATGGTCAGAATCGATGACAAAATTAAAAAAGTCATTACTGACATTAAGCTTGAAGAAGCTAAAATTGCCCACAGGCAAAATACTATTGAAGGTGCCGCTCCACAAGTTTCTGTAGCTACTTAATCTAAAGCTACAATTGCTGAAATGCATAAATACCGTAGGCTCTCTTGCACTCTACTAAAATCTAATATATAAATAATTTACTATACAATTAAAATCAGAACATAGACGCGTATAGTCGACGGCCTAGAGACTATGTTCGGAAACTAGGAGGATATAATTATGGCAAACACTACATTCGATGGTCCGGTACGATCACGTAGCGGATTTCAATCAATAGGACCAGGAGCAGTTCCTGCATTAACTTTAGCTACAGATTTAACTGTTGCAGACCACGCAGGAAGACTTGTAACTATGGATCCTACTGGAACACCTACTGCAATCACTATCCCTGCAATTAATGCAACGGCTGATTCTGCAGTGGCAGGACCAAGCAGAGATCCTAATAACCCAAGCACAATTGGTACAACTTTTGAAATTCTTTTTATTGATGATTTCACTGGAACTATCAAAACTAAAGATACTGCTGACAAATTTGTTGGTGGTGTAACAATTGGTATCGATGCTTCAGTTGCTGGAAAACAATTTATTCCAGCTACGGCTAACAATGAAGTTAACCTAAATGGTGAAGCAGGAGCATCTGTTGCTACAACGGGTGGTCTAAAAGGTTCAAGAATTAAATTTACTGCGGTTGCAGCAAATTTATATGCTGTTGAAGGTGAACTTGTTGGTTCAGGTTCAATCGCAACACCTTTTGATTCACAATAATAAATAATTAGATGTGGGCCTTCGGGCCCGCATAAAATTTTAAGGAGAAGATATGCAAACATATGGATCAAGTGGTGATGTATTTAATTCAAACGTTACTACAGAAAATAAAATTGTAAAATCTGGAAGAACAAGAGCTCATGGAGTTGTATTAAACACAACTGGAACTGCAGGAGACTTTCATTTAAAAGATGGTGGAGCTTCGGGAACTGTTAGATTTAAATACAAAACTACAGGCACAGCTTCAGGTGCATCACCTTTAGTAATTAATTTTCCTGGACCAATTTTATTTGAAACAGATTTAACAGTTGCTTTTACTACTGAGCATATAACAGTTTGTTCTGTATTTTATAGCTAGGAGTTTAAATGGCTAACGTTACTTCAGGCACAACAACGTTTGACAAAACGTTTACAATAGATGAGATAATTGAAGAGTCTTATAATAGACTTGGTCAGTTTGACATGAGCGGTTATAATCTAAAAACTGCTAGACGTTCTTTAAACATAATGTTTCAAGAATGGGGAAATAGAGGTCTTCATTTTTGGGAAGTAGCAAATACTAATATTACTTTGGTAGATGGTCAAAATGAATATAAAATTTTTAGAGCTACTTCTGATGGAAACTCTAATGGAGTAACTACTACTTTGAGTGCTGCCATTACCACTACAGCTCAAACTACAGGAATTACCATTGCCTCTAAAGATCGTATGCCTAC